TGCTCAATGCGATCCAGTCTGTGTTCGTCTACCATCACGATTTACAACCTTATTCTGCTGGGGAGTCTTCTTGCGCTAATGCAGCGTCACGCTCTTTTGCTAGATGGATGTACAGGCTATAGAGTGCGGCATAGACACCCTCGTATGTCATCTGAGCACCTTGAACAAGCACCTCGCCTGTCTCTGGGTTTAGCAGAGGAAATTCGGTTCCAGCGTTTTCGATTGAGAACGGAGAACCAACGCGACCCGCTGGCTTGCGAATGACATCGCCATCGCCCAGATTGATCACCTTCTCCTCGTCGAAATAGATGTTCTTGTTTCCTTCGCCGTTGGTAATAGTGACGCCACTTGCGCGAACGTATGAACTCCCAGCGACAGTTGTTTCCTTGTAGTTTGCCATTTAGTTGGCCTCCAGTTGTTCGATTCGTGCGGTTAACGACGCAATAGTAGCCTGCTGTTCTTGTATTGCTTTGGCAAGTAGCGACACCATGTTGCCGTAGTGTACGGCGTCGGGTTGTCCTGCGTTGTTGTATTCAACAAACTCCGTAAGCCCCGCGTCGTGTACTTCCTCGGCGATAAAGCCTGCGTATGTATTGCTTGGGTATTCATTCTTCTGCTCAAAGGTAACGGCTCGCAGATTCATCACATCCGCTACGCCATACGTCATGTCTTGGATGTTTCTCTTGTACCTTGCTGATGACGTTGACCTAAAGACATTACCGGCGCTGTTTACGTGCATATTGGCCGAGAACGCAGTGGTCAGGTTATAGGGTGAAGTAGCCTGAAGCCCTGTACTCATTAAACCGTCATTACGTATAGAGAAGAGCTGACCGCCTCCGCTACTCCTCGTGTACAGTGCATGAGCGGTAGAGTTTGATGTGCTACCTTGTATATCAAGACGGACCGTTCCCGGAGCAACTCCTATCCCCACGTTGCCGCTGGAATCAAGCGTAAGCCTATTCGCCCCGCTCGTGTAATCATATATACCCAAGTTAGTGCCAAAGGCGTATATGCCAAACTTGTTGGTACTACCCTCCAAAATGAGCCTAGCGTTGTCTGGAGACGCGGCATTGTCGCCTATGTGGAGCGTGGTGTAGCTGGCGTTTCCATCTGGTGAAGTCTGGCCAATTCCCACGTCGCCGCTTGGCTCAACAACGAAGCGTTCTGTTACCCCACTGCCTAGCTTGTCAGACCCAGACGCAATGCGGAAACGCGATGAAGTGTCATCAAACACCAACATCGGGCCAGTAGTGCCTGTGCCGCTAGTAATAGATACCCATTTGCCGCCAGAGCCTTCTACCGAGAGCGTTCGCGAGGCAGTTGTTGAATGCAAATCAAGCGTTGCAGATATAGTGCCGTCGCCAATCCCCACATTCTGCGAGCTATCAATCGTGATCGCTGTACTGGTGGCGTTGTCGTCGATGCCCGTGGATGTTAGATTGCCAACCGTTACCGCGTTGGTAGTCGTAGCGCCACGGCCTGTGACTGAATCAAGCGTGTCTGTTTCTGTGTAACTGGTGAGGTAGCTAGATAGATCAGGAGGGGTATAAGAAAATACACCCGTTGTATTGTTGTAGCTAAGTGCCGCTGTGCCTACTGCATTGGTTGTAACCGACAGTGCCGTAAGCTGAATACCGTCAGCCCCGTCTGCACCGTCTGCACCGTCTGCACCATCAGCGCCTCTAAGATCGCCCGTAGAAAACCCTAGCCCGTCGTCTGATGTAAACGTAACAACACCAGTAGAGGCATTGTAACTACCGCCAGTAAAACCAGCACCTGTTGCACCAGTAGCACCTGTTGCTCCAGTAGCACCCGTAGCACCGGTAGCACCCGTAGCACCTGTTGCTCCAACAGGAATAGAAAAGTCAAACACAGCAGCAGCAGAAGTGCCTGAGTTAGTGACTGTAGCAGAGCTTCCTTCGGCTCCTGTGCTTACTGTTCCTACAGAAATCGTAGCAGCAGCACCATCAGCACCATCAGCACCATCAGCACCCGCCGGGCCTGTAGCGCCTGTATCTCCCTGTGGTCCTGTTGCACCCGTAGCCCCTGTAGCGCCAGTTGCACCAGTTGCCCCAGTAGCTCCTGTAGCTCCTGTAGGAATGCCAAATGTTATTACTTTCGTAGAAGAGTTATATGAAGCTGTAGCAGAGACACCTTCGCCCAGCGTTGTCGCTGAAGCAGTTAGTGCGTTATTAAAATTAGTAGCTTCATTAGCTGCATCTGTTGCGCTAGCAGCCGCTTCTGCAGCTGACGCAGCAGCCTCACTTGCTTTTGTAGTAGCAGTCTGAGCGTATTGTGCTACCTGAGACGCATAAGCATCTGTAGAGGCATCACCTGAACCACCATCGCCACGGTAAATTGGCATAGACTACTCCTACAAAAACAAACAAAAAAAGGAAAAGGGACTCCGAAGAGTCCCCTTAGAGGTTATCTTAAGCAGGAACTGCCAAGACAAAACCGGCTTCTGGACGGTAAGTTTGAACACCGTACAGAGTGTCAGCCGTGTACAGAGTAGAGAGATACTCTTGCTTGTACTGGGTCTGAGAACGTACAGCCATCTGCTCTGCCATTACAAGGGCGTCCTTGTGGAAGAACAAAGCACCACGCGAAGCTACACCGCTAGCAGCACCGTTTTGAGCCGCAGTTTCCAGAGTTGGGCAGTTGCTAGACACGTAGATATCAATGCCATACACGTTACCAATCAAGCCAGTACCTACGGTACGTCCGTCACGGAAGTCAGAAGACACGTAACGCTCAATGCCTGTCAAAGTATTCTTAAGAACAGGCGGAATAACCAACACGCGGTTTTCCATAGGAACGTCATTATCGTCCATCTTCTGAATCATGTCGCGGAAAAACGCATCGGTAAATACGTCAGCCGCAAGCATCGTGTCATCAGTAAACGCCGTGGTAGTAGTTCCAGCGTCGTTGAACCAAGTGGAACCTTCCCAAGCAGCACCATCAGTCGGGTTATCAGTGCGTGTACCCGTGCCAAAACCAGTAGCAGCGTTCATCAGGTCAGTGTCTACCTTCAGAGCAAGCTGGTAGCCAGCGTCTTCGGTGTAGAACTGTCGCAGAGAAGACAGAGCCTGTACTTCTACGATGTCCTCGATCAGACGTGAGTACTCAAAGTGACGGTCTACAGTGACAGTCAATTCTGTCTCAAGGTTAGCCTGAATCGTAACTGCAGCAGCTTCTGCCTTAGCAGATGCAGCACCACGAACGGGCTTAGGGATGTGAATAACGTCACCCTTCTTGCCAGACATCGACAGACGCTTGACAAGGGGAGCCATTTTCAGGTTCTTTTGGTAAGCAGCAATGATCTCATCACTCCAGATTTCTGGAATGAAAGTACCAGCTGCGGTTTTGTCTACAAATCCATTAGCTAATGGATAAGCACCAGAGGTTTCATCAGCCATAATAATTCTCCTTTAGGCTATTTGACCCTCTTCTCTGCATAGGCTGCCATGATTTCAGGCTGTAGTGCCATGTAGCGATCAGGGTCGGTTTGCATAAGTTTAATAATGTCAGCACGACGATAAACTTTCTTGCGTGATCCCTCTGCTGTTCCGCGAGCGTTGCCTGTGTTTGCTGACTTAACTGCACTCTTACGCGCCACAAGCTCTGCCTGGGCTGTCTGCTTAACGGCTTGATTACGGTCTTTCCAGAGCGTAAACAGTTCGTCAGCAGCATCGTAGTCGTACATTTGGTCAGCCTGAACAAACAACTGTGTTCTGACCTTTGACCCTTTAATCCACTCAGCAAACTTAGGATCCTGTAGTACAGATTCCATATCGGGATGCTGTCGTTGAAGTTGTGCTAACGTTGACTGTTTTTTGTACTGCTCAGTATACGCTTGCGCTTCTTTGATTCTCGGGTGATTGTCTATAGCTCGACTAACAGCGGTTTTGGGATCAACAAAGAAATCTACATCATCTTCATCGCCTTGATATTGCTGTTGTTGAGGTGCTTGTTGTGTTGAGAGTTGAGTCTGGATGTAGTTATCAACAACTTTTCTTAGCTCTCCAACTTCCGTACTCTGTTTGCCTGAAAACTTCTCAAGCTCTTGGTGCATCTGTACAAGATCTTCGACAGACTTACCACGATACTTTTCTGGAATGTTTGATACTTCTTGAGGTTGTTCCGCTTCGGGAGTCTCTACAGTATCCTGCTCTAGTTGATCTAACTCTTCTTCCTGACGCTCATCAATTAATGTTGCTCGTGACATTTCTAAACTTACCCCGCCTGTAAAGGTTATGGAGAAATAAAATGGGAGTTACCTCTATTGAGATTCCCTGCTCTTTTGCCCAGCTTTCTCGTGTTCTCTTACCCATTTCATGTGTCGTCCGGGGAAATCCCCTGATGACCCATCTAGGATATGCTGAGTAGCTGAGACAATTTTTGTAGCGTTAGCACCACATCTGCACCTACTAGAAGTAGTGCTACTGTCTACAAATTCTTCAAATATATGTCCATTAGTACAACGAAAATCAAATACTTTAATCATCTTCTTCAGAAGGCTTACTAGCTTCCTCGTAATTAGTGTTAACAATAGTTTCCATGTTTAGTAAGTGGGCTAATACGTTTAGTTGACCCTTACGAAAAAACATATCGTTAACATCTTTAGTTGCTTCTACGCTGTTAATTTGCACGGCATTGTTAGCAAACTCTTTTATTAACTGTTTCCAACCATCTGTAATAAAAAGACTAAAGTAATTGTCGTAGTACTCTTGTGTTTCTTGGTCCATTGCCACTCCCTATTTTACATATACTAATTAGAAATATAAACAGATTTTTTAATAATTATTTTTTAGCTGTTTTTCATACTGCCCTTAGTTCTTCCATTGATACTACCCATTGCTTAGGTATAACTATCTCTGCATCTCCTTCTGTAATTTTACCGTCGTCCACTAACAGATGAGGACAGATAATTACTTTTTCCTCGTCATCAACTAAAACAGCACCGCAAGAAACAGCAATAGCTACTTTGCCTTGTACAAGTTCACTTAACTCACGCCAACCTAAGTTAGATCCTCCTTGAGCGTCTTTCCATACAACTTTATATAGCTTTACCATTTTACTTTATCTGCCCAATAAGCTGCAGAACACTTACCTTTAGCAATGTTTTTGGCGTGTCTAGCCTTGAACGACTTGCGCCTAGCTTTCTCTTTAGCGGTCTTAGGGTTTTTTCCAGCGCCGCTAACACCCTGTTGCCCAAAGCGGATAGTCTTTACACTACCGTCTGCACATTTGGCTACAACCACATGAGACTTCGTTGGGTGATTAGGAGTCCTCTTCGGCTTGTTGTACCCGCTTACTCCTGCCCTTTCCAGTCGTGGGTCCTTTGGCATTAGAGAACTCCTTCTGGTGCAGAGCCGACATTTGGGCCTCTAGGTCCGCGACCTTGGCTTCCAGCGTTTCCAATTTGTGGAAGTGCTCCTCGAACGCTAAATTGATCTGTTTGATCAGGCTGTTCATTTCGTTTTGTGTCATTAGCATTTTGACGTTTTCCTTGTATTTGTCGTTCTTTCAAAAGGGCATCTGCTACTTTAAGTCTTCGCTCAAACTCTTTGTCTTCCTGATCTCCTTCCTTAAGATTGCGGGTAATGGCATTAATTTTTTCTATTTGCAACTCTTCTGGAGCCAGTTGCGTTTCAATAGCGTACTTCTGCGCTCTTGCCTGAGATTCTGCGGCTTGAGCATTAAGAACTGCTGTCTGACTCTGCTGGAACTCCATTTGAGCCTGCTGCGCCATCATAGCCATTTGCTGAGCCTGTGGATCCGGTTGTGAAGCTTTCTGCATCGTAGCAATAAGCTCATCACGGTTAGACAGATTCATGTTGTCAATGATGCTCTGGATCAATACAGGGTACAGCGGACTATCTTGTTTCATCGTTTGCAGCAGCTGTACAAGCTGAGTTACTTCGTACTCACGAGCAATAATACCTAGAGTAGAAGTAGCGTTAAACTTGTAGTCAGCTACAGGGTAATTCTCAGGATCAAACTGCATATACCGATGTGCAGCCTTGGTAACAAACGGCAGCAAGAATGACTGTTGGAAGTTTATAAGGGTACGCTTATGTCTCTTAATGATAGCCCCAAGAGACATAGAGATCCCAGCAGCAGTAGCTTCGCCATTGACCTGTCCAGCGATCCCTGCTGAGTCCACAGCGCCTGTCGCTTGTTGTACCATCTGTTGAAGCGCCTGAGCTTGTGCAAAAGTAATCTGACCAACTTGCCCAAAATTGAACGGCTGTAAAACTTCACGAGGATCTCCATTGGTAAGAATCATCTTGCCCGGACGCACTTCAGGCTTAGCGCCTCTTGGGAGCCTAGTTGCGTCAATAGCAAGCATCGGGTGAATAGTAAGTGACAGTGCGTCAATACGGGCGCGTAACTCTGTATCCAACGCTTTCTGAGAGTTGTAACCTTTTTCACATACGCCACGACCCCAGAATCTTCCTGGCACTACGTCCCAAGGGAAAGCTACTACAGGTCTGTCGCCCATCATGTACGGATTAACCTCTGCTTTAAGCAAAGTGCCTCCGTTAGCAATAACAACAATGGCCTCTACGTACATAGAGTCAGAGTCTACTTCTACGCCTTCAGCCTCTAAAAGTTCACGAGGAACCAGCCCGTAGTACTTTGTTAGTCGTACTTTGTCATCGTTGTAAATAGTGAGATCTTGATCTGGCTCCAAGTCTGTATCAGGGGCTGCAGATTCAATGTACGCTTCACGGTAGACTCCTTGCTCTTGCAAAAGCTCTACAGAGTGCTTTGACACAAACTCGTCAACAGCTACGCCCATGGCTTCTTCTACGCTTGTAGCTACAGGATCAATTAAAAAGTTTTGAGGCATTACTGGCTTAAGCTTAACAACAACTCTATCAGTAATGTTAACCCCTACTGCAGTCAAGTCTCCGCCCATAACAGGCTGAGTAGCGGGAGTCATTTCCTTAATTTCTTCAATTACGATTTCACCAATACCTATGCCAAAGACTGCTGAGTTAATAAGACACTCGGCTACAGCCTTACGCACTTTGCACATCTCAAAGTCTTCAGTAAGCTTATTGCGCAAATACTGAATGTCTTGACGGTTTTGATCGTTCATGTCATCGCTGATGTCGAACCACTTACCACGACCAAAAGTAGCTTCTTCTAGTTCTGCTACGTTAGACTCTACAGCCTGCTGCAGTGCAGGAGAAATAATCCTAGAGCGTTCTGAGGCTCTATCTGAATCTGCAGGATCCCACTGTCCCCGCCAGAGTCGATAGTACTCTTCAAATTTTGCTTCGTAGTTTGACTCGTAGTGGTCACGCCAGTTCTCACATTTAGTCATTACCCAATCTTCTAGAGATTCCTCAATCATCAGAGGATCTGGACTCAAGATTTCGTCTGCCATAGTAATTTCCTTAAATTAAAGCTACGCTGTAGCCCATAGTAAAAAATACTACGGCAGAGATAGCGTAAATGCCATAAGTGTTGAACTTTCTAAAAACTCTTTCGGTCATAAATCTAATTCTTTTTTAAGTTTATCAAGCTCATCTTTGAATTTTGTTCCGTAAAATCCACGCTCAACTAACCTTTGAGTAGGCCATTGCCGATTAGTTGACACTGAAGCATTTTTGTTAGCCAATAAATAATGCCCAATAATTTGATCTAGCCTTGAAACTTTTACATAATTTTCAAATGATCTTTTTTGCTCATTTGGAATATTATTATTGTTGGTAACCTCTTGGGCATAAGAATCTTTTAGCCAGCGCAAAACCCCCGGATCGGAAATTGCTGTTTTATATAACCGATCTGCCCTTTCAGGGTCTATGTCTTTTAACAAATGAATGCCCTCGCCTATAAGCATTTCTCGCTCATAATTTTTTCCGGTATTTGGGTCATTTTTAAATTTTTTATGGTTTATATAAATTTTTGGCTTTCCCGTGGGAGAGTCTTCGCTAAGTTTTGTTTCGCCCCATCTGAAATCACCTTCTTTAAATTCAGCAGCAGACTCTTCATCAGTTGCTTTATACTCTTCTATAAGTTTATAGAATTTATCTTTAAAAGTTTCTTCTGCCATATTAGTATCCTGCTACAACGTCCATAACTTCGTGATTGTCAACCTCAAAATCATAGTGGTACGCTACTTGCGCCAACTGATCTACGTAAGCCAGTGCGTCAACCAAGTCATCGTGAGTTAATGGATCTGGAAACTGAAACAACTGATCCAAGAATCGACTGTTCCACTCTCCTTTGTTTAGTGTTACAAAGCCGTTTTCAAAGCGACCTTGAAGCGCCCACATAACTCTGTCAGTCTTTTTCTTGTTGCCGTGAGTTAACTCCTCTACTCTAAAAAACCGCCCGTAACGCTTCATTAAATCTGTTAGCGGAGACATTACTGCCTGCTTTGCTATTCCTCTTTCAATACCAACGCTAATTGGCCTGTAGTCTCTGACGGCCTGAAATATCTTGGAGGCAGTCTCGTCAAGGCTCCACCGCCCATATATAATGTTATCAACGTACCAACCATCAGGACTAACTTTAACAATAGAGATTGCTGTTTCATCGAGCTTAGTATTCTTTGTCCGTTTCTTGTTTACTTCTTCAAAGCCAGCCAAGTCAACAGCTATGTAATAATCACCTGCTTCTGGTTCCTCTCCAAACTGCACCCAGTCTTCTTTAAACATCTCAGAGCCTCTGGCTTCAAACGACGCCATAAACTCCTGGCGAAACGCATAAGACGACATAGACTTTTTAGCCATGTCAATTTCTTCTGAGTCCAGCAAAGGGTTATCGTAAGACGTAAAGTGCCACCCTTTGTACGTTTCGTCTGACCCTAGCTCTGCGTACTTGTACAATTCGTAAAAATGGTTTCTGCCCATAGGCGTACCTATAAACATTGCCTGCCCTTTCTGGTCTGCAAGTGCTGGACGGAGGATTTGCTCCCATACCTCAGGCTTCATGTCTGCGTACTCGTCCATCACAAGAAACTTCAAGGACACGCCACGCATTGTCTCAGGTCTATCAGCGCCCTTGAGACTAATCGTGGCTCCGTTGACCAACCTGATCTGCAGATTATTAATATGTGATCCTGCAATCACAGGGTGTCCTAGCTCTAGCAGGGTTTGCCACATAATGTCACGGGCTTGTCCCTGCGTAGGCGCAACGTAAAAAACTTGACCTTTATCGGTCTGGAGCGCATTAATAATGAGCATCCATGCAGCAAGACGAGACTTCCCTGTTCGTCGCCCTGCCGCTACTACTTTGAACCGTGTAGGATCAGAGTAGACTTCCTGCTGCCAAGGCAACAGTTGTACATTGAGATCAGTCACAGGTTACAGTCGTTCCGCCTGCTCCGTCGCTGGTTACTGAACAAATTACATTAGGCACGTTAGCCATGATGTTTTGGATAGACGCTGTGTAATCAGACCAAACAGAGCTGTACAAAGAGTTGTTGCTCGCATTTGTTTCTACTAAAGCATCAAAGCCCGCAGTGCCTAGAGTCACGTTAGATTCAAACCCAGCAGTGCCTAGCGTTACAGCACCGTTAATTCCTGCCGTGCCTAGATCAACCATGCCGTTAACAAAGGGCGTGTAGTCTACGTTACCCATAGCTAGATCAACCATGCCGTTAACAAAGGGCGTGTAGTCTACGTTACCCATAGCGGTAAAGCCCGCGCTAGAAATATCAGCAAAGCTTCCGTACAGTGCCTGCTCAGTTTGTGCGTCAGCAGTCACCCTAGCAATATCAACCTTGCTATTGTAACGAGCCATAGTCTTAGCCGAGTCTGACTGCATCCACATCATGCCAAGAGAAGTCACAGGAGACGCTAATACAGACGCCCATTGAATAGCCTCAGACTGCTGTGGAAGCGGTTGAGCGTTAGGAGTGCTTGTAAGCGCCAAAGCCATTACAGCAGCACTAGCAGCCTGTCCGTCGCCACTAGATGCAATCTTAGACAAAGCCTCAAACTTAGCTTGTACTGCTCTTGCGTTAGCCTCCGCAGTCTTTTGTACTGCATCGTAGTACTGAGAAGTGCTTGATGCACACCCTGTTAAAAATACAAGTACCGCTAATAAAGCTAGTCTCATGTTAACTCCCGTTAAAGTTTACAAAGGTTGGGGCTTGCTCTATTAAGTCAAACGTTACAACAAACTCCATGTCTCCTGCTGATGTTGTGTACGCCTTGATAGCGTCACCCGCTTGAAGAACAAACACTGCGTTACCGTCAATTAACAAAAAGTCTTTAGCTGATACGTTACCACCGCCTAAAATATCTACACGGGTTCCGTCAGCTTTGTCTACGTAGATTCCAGCACCGTTAGTAGAGCCACCTAGATTACTAATAAAGAGCATATTCCAGTACGCTACGTAACCATTAGGAACAGTAACCATAGTGGCTACATCTGTAGTTGTAACGTTAGTATTTCTTGTGTACAACATAGTTAGTAAGTCCACACTACGGGTGCAGTGCCCCGAGTATCTAGGTGAATAAAAGTACCAGCGATCCCTATGCCAGTAAAACCGTGATCTAAGGCTGCTTTTATTAACGAATACCGATGAGCAGAATTAGTCATCTTAATATCTGCTGCTATGCCTTGCGCGTGAGTCCCCGGAATCTCTTTTACCGCCTCTAACGGGTGACTAGGGCTTCTGTATCCGCTGGTAATAACAAAAGGAAAGCCGCAGTAGTCTCTGAGGTTGTCTAACTTTTCTAAAAACTCAGGTTCCATGCGGTTTTCACCTGTGTGCGTACAGTCAAACTCTGACAATTTGAAGTGTCTCACCCCTTCAGAAACTTCCCAAACATACTACGGGCTTGTGACAAAGAGGTGCGCTCGTCGTACTGCTTCTCTGCTTCTTCCATAATCTTCTGGAGATTGTCTGCTCCGATTACTTCTACGGCCTTAGCAGTAAACACAAACTCACCATCAGACAGCTTAGCGTCAATAGAGTCTGAAGTGCCTGTGCCTTCTCCTTCTACTTCACCGCCTTCCTCGTAACTTTCAACATAGCCGCCCATGGCAAAGCCTTCAGGAGTATAGTTTTCTTCCCAGTACTTTTTATACCTGTTTATGGCTTGGTTATAGATCCGCCCGTTCATGGCTTTATCTTTAGACCACTTATCAATATATCCTTTTTGTTCATCTGTTGCTTTGCCTTGAACTTCGTTAGCAATGGTATCTTTAACTTCTTGCTCACTAATTCCTGCCGATCTTCCTAGCTGATAAGTGTTTTCGCCGCTCCAGTTAAAATTCGCTGGCATTATGCTTCTCCTTTCTTAGTGGATTTCTTTTTTGGCTTGGCTTCGTTTAGTGTTTTAGCGGCCCTAGCCACATCGTTTAAGTACGAGCGCTCACAGTGATTCTCGTCAAACGCAAAATCAATAAAGGAATTAAGCCAGCCCCAAGCCTTGTGTTTATTCTTAAGCCTGTGGCTTCTCCCTGATACAGATTCGTTAGCGTTGTCTCCAAAAAGAATAGCTACGTTAATAAGTTGACTGGTAGCGTCACCTACTCTAGTTACGTAACCTAGCACCTCTGCTAGAACCTCATCTAGTTTATCCTGTGACATCCACTGCCTCTCCATCAATTTCCTCTCCCGGTTGAGAGCCATCAGTAATAGTCGTGCTTCCAACCCCAGTGATATTAATCTGTATCGCACTTCTTCCGGCATCTTTGATGATGTCCTTCTCAAATGCAGCAACTGGCAGGATCCTGTCCATTACCAGCTTCCATGCAGCTGCCTGATTCTTGTGATCATGGTCTAAAGCCGCCTCAAATATAGTATCCAGCACCTTTTTAGAGCGTGGAGAAGCCAGCATTCTGGACTTATACTCGTTAATAATCGCTGCATCGCCCTTTGGTCGCCCTACTTTACCTCTGCCTTTAGGGGAATTAGCTGCTAGATCTGTTTTTTTGGGCCTTCCGGACTTCTGGGTCCGGGGTTCTACTGGATTATCCATGCTTTCCCAACATAATGATTGAGTAACCATTAGATTCCCCTACTTCTTCTGGGGTTTCTTTAGGATCATAAGGCGTCTGAAAGCCCTCTTTCTGCATCTTTTTAATCCGATCCTTGGATTTCTCGCACATTGAATGGTAATCAATAGACGTATACGACACCGTATGGTCTTTGTCTTTCATTTCGATAGATCCCTAAAATTTTAAAAGGGCCATTAAGCCCTCCGACCCCCCCTATCCTATAGATAAATCCACTGGATTTCAAATAATCTTTTGATATTACTTTTTCTTCTAACACAATGCACGCTTTAGATAGATATTTCAAGGACTAATCTATCCTTTTCTTTTTTCTAATTTCACCCTTTTTTGTATCTGGGGGGCAACTCCATACATTCAACATCGCAGTCCCCCCTCCCCCCGTGTCAATTGTCCCACCGTTAATCCTGATGGTTAATAAGACTCTTGAGTAGCCGAGTACATTGATACAGGTAGACCCTATTGGTATCACGGTATACCACACAGGTGGTTGTAGATGAGTCAGTGTGAGAGTCTAGGAAGGACCCTATATCGTCAAAACCAGGGTCAAAATCTGTCATCCGAATCTGCCTCTCCACCATTACGCGAGTTGCCACTCAAGGCTCTGTCGCGTGTGCGGATTGCCTTTGCAAAGCGGCGACAAGTCGCGCTTTTGTCCGCAAAGACAACCGAAGTAGATCGGCTCGATAACCCTAGCTATTGCGACAGATCTCGCGTAAAGGTGGGCAGATTCTGATCCGAGCAAGTCCTCGCAATGTAGCGTGATCTTTGTCCCCGCCGAATGCCTATCAGATTTCACTACACACCCGGCGAAATCTGATGATGGCTATTTATTTCAGCGGGGACAAATCTCCGCGCTCCAAAGCTACCATCGGCATATCGGGAGCGCAGTCTGCGTCAAGCGGCGGCCTTCGGCAAAATTTGCCAGCGATACTTCCGCTGGGAAAATTTTGTCCAAACCCCGCGAGCTTGACCCAACCTGCTTAGAAGCGGCCGCGCAAGCGCGGGTCGCTTCCTCCCGATGTTGGGAACGGTGTTCCGCAAGGAGCATTCAATCTTTCTTTTCACTAAGGAGTGAATTATGAGTAAGCGTACTTTGGCACAGCAGTTTGATTCTGAGATCGTAGATTTTTCTTGCAACCAGATGATCCGAGAGGGTCGATTCCTTCAGGGCAGTCTGGTTCTAGAGTTCTCTGACGGATCGAAGGCTAGGATCCCTGCCAGTGGTTTCTACAACCAGAATCCTGGGACTTGGGAGAATGGCACTCCGAAGTATCCGGTTTGCGGCAAGATGGATCACTGGAAGATCCAGCGTCAGATCGAGTATCGGGATAAACTGCAAGGTGAGAGCTTGTACGATAATCCGCACCTAATCGAGAAGTATCGTAAGGAAGCGGATTTTGCTAACCGAGATGCAGTGCACGCTGACACTAGACCGGACGAGCGTTCTGAGGCCGAGCATGACGAGAAGGTCAGAGCCAAACGTCAGCCTCGCAAGGCTAAGGTAGCTTAAATACCATCAAGGGGCCTTCGGGTCCCTTTTTTTATTGCTACTCTCTATTCATTTTGCCGGGTTGTTTTAGCTGGAGGGTTTTATTTGGTTTATTTCGGCATCAATGGACGATGGCATGATAGCGCGGGACGACGCTCGATGGCGATTTGGCGATTTGGTTGTTGAGATTTGACGCGGACGCTTTGATCCCACGGCGCGCCATTATACCCGCTGGACAGCGCGGGTGAGCGCGCGCGTGTGATGCCTCAAAGCATCCGCAAAATCAATTGTTAATAAGGAGTTAGTTATGGTTACGTCAGATACATATCAAATTATTGACGCTGCTGGATGGCGTTTAGCAGAGGTGACATTTAATCGAGCTATTGATGAAGGGTTGCGTCCTATTTACTTGCAAGACATTTGCGAGTCGATGGGTGCGTATGGGTATCATCACACAGTTGCAATCAAAGAGTCCGAGCTATCTGAGCTTGGTCAATTAATCGCTGACTAAGGAGGAGGCACGTAATGGGACTTGATCAGTATGCGTTTAGCGCACCAGAGCCGTTGACTGTCGAGAAGAACGATGACGGTCAGTTTGAAATCAAAGGTGCTCATGGCGAGGAGTTTTACTGGCGAAAGCACGCAAAGCTTCAGTCATTTTTTGAAAACCAAATCGAAAGAGGGTACTTAACGCCTTTGATTGATGGCACTTTCAATTGCAATCCAGTGAAGTTGACGATGGACACTATCACTGCGCTGGAAGTAATGGTGACTACTAAATCAATGCCTAAATCTGGCGGCGGTTTTTTCTATGGGCATCAATTCCAGGCCGAGTCTGCTGACGAATACTACGAACAAGACTTGAAGTTTTGTGAGTGGGCAAAGCAAACAATCAAGGAGGGCGACCACGTTTACTACGATTGTTGGTGGTAATGTTTGCATAAGTTTGCAAAGGTTGGTAAAGTTTGTCAAAGGTTGCGGGGTAACTCGCAGCCTATTTTCAATCACAAGGAGTAAGTTATGAGCAAGTACAAAAGAATAGTTGACCTGGTGCTGTCCGCTATGGATGACGATGTGACATGGCGCAAGACATGGCAATCACAATCTGGCCCGCATTGCAACTGGCTTAGCAAGCGTCCTTATAGTGGCGTCAACCAGATCAGCACCATGATTTCAGCGTGGGCTAATAAGTACAAAAGCAATTACTGGCTGACGTACAAGCAGGTGCAGGATCTTGGCGGCAATGTCAAAGGACAGAAAGCCACGCCTGCTGTTTTCTATGGTAGCAATAAAGACAAGGACGATCCTGAAAAGCTCTACAAGTTTGCCAAGCTGTACAACGTATTCAATATAGAGCAGACCGGCATTGAAGTGCCAGAAGTAGAGCTGCGTCCGACAAAGTTAGAGCGGCCTTATGAGATGGCAGATGCCTTGCAGGTGGAGATTGAAAGCCATCAGTCTTACAACCCATGTTATTCGCCGCTGTCAGACAAGATAAAGATGCCGATGCCTGGTCAGTTTGAGTCAGATGATGCGCATCAGTCTACGTTTTATCACGAGTGCATCCATGCTACTGGGCATAGCAAGCGGCTTGATCGTCCGATACTTAACAGATTTGGCAGCGAGGACTATGCCAAGGAGGAGCTTGTCGCTGAGCTTGGCAGTATCTTCCTATGTGCAGAGCTTGGCGTGACCTATGACATCAAGCAACACGCAAGTTATCTAAAGTCATGGCAGAAGGCGATTGAGTCTGATGCTAACTATCTATTGACGGCATCGACGGCTGCGCGTAAAGCAGCTGAGTATTGTATGTCGCAGTTCACCATGATGCGAAAGTATGAGCAAGCTGCATAACAATCGGCAGGAATCCGGGCCCGATCCAGTGGGTGCGGGGCCCGGTATTCCCGCCTCAATCAATGTAAGGAGAAAGTAATGTCTGATTTTAGTTTTGATTATGTAAGAAAGGTCTGCCCTGAGTTGACTAAGGCAGAGTGTGAGGCTGTGCGCGATCATGTTCTTGATACGCACAATGACAATGAGATTTACCCAGAGGTTGTGCGGGTTGCTGCGCGTAGTTTGTTTCCGTATCAAGCCACGCCAAAAGATTCGGTTGTGCTGTTTGATAGAAGTAATTACATACGCACTGCGATCAAGCACCTTCAGAATGCGGACGCTGATATCAGCAAGATGAAAAGTAAGACAGATAATCTTGCTCAGATTCAGCTAGATATTCAGTGCTGCATTCACTACTTGTTAGAAGAGCAGGAGAGTAGGCATGGATAATCAAGAGCGGTATTACCCGGCGTCTTTAGTTGCTGTTTACTTTACGTGGTGTGCAGTAAATGACGAAAAGCCATCGGCAGAAGGAATGCACCAGTTCATTGACGAAGTGCAAGGGACTAAGCATCTCAGCGGAATTTCATCTCATCGAACAATAGAGGAGTTATTTGGTCATGTTATTGAACGTGGATAAAGTAATTGAGGTTATTGAGCATCACGCTACGCAGCTTGGACAATATTGCGATAATGACGCCAAGGAGCTTCGAGAAATAGACGAGCTTTCGCCCGAAGAAAAAAACAATTCTTACAACAATGCAATGGCTGCGTTTTATAGAGGCAGACAAGCAGGGCTTGACGTTGCAGGAATGCACCTTAAATGGATTAAACACACAATCAAATTGGAGGCTGAAAAGCAATGACTACTATTCATTGGGATCATCCAGATGTAGATGCGCTTGTCGTTATCTACTATGAGAAAGGCGACAGGGATAACCCGCCGTATGCAGAAGTTGAAATGGTGCTGCAGCCAGGAAGAACTCCGCCAAAAGAAATCACCAGGCTATTCAATCACGATGCTTTGCTTGATGACTTCTGGTTTCACCGACCTGACTTGGAGGCGTTGTAATGAAAATAGAAAGCGGAATACCCGTGCCAGATAGAGAAAAGGGATATGGCAAATGGCAGGTGTTAGCCAACAAAATGAACAATGGCGACTCTGTTTTACTGCCTTACTATGAAGGCAAGTCTTTTGCGTCTTCACTGTATGCACATGGTATACAGCCTACTTGTCGACAGGAATATACTGATGATGGCAAGCGTATGCTGCGCGTCTGGAAGATGGGGGAGTACTGATATGCACTGGCACAAATGCAGTTACTGCGACGAAACAATCCACCATGACGAGGATCTTAAGACAATGCCTGATGATTTGCCTGATGATATGCCATGGGTTACTGACTGGGACCTTGCGCACTATCACAGCTGGTGCTTTGAATCTGCTGTTAGTGATTGGAGGCAAGAGATTGCAATGAAGTATGGAGATGGATAATGACTGATACTAATGAGATGTGGATAGCTTTAGCAGCCGTCATTGCTTTATATGGCGGCATTGAATTAGCTTTATGGTTTACTTCTATCTAGGGGGAGTTATGGAAGATGAGTTTGTTGAATGCACTGAATGCGGCGAGCTTGTAGAGCCGGGCTTTGTAGATGACAACGGAATGTGTGATGAGTGCTGGGATGCCTACAACCTTCAAGGATATGAGCCAGACAAGGCGCAAGAATGGCATGACTTTGATCCTGATTGCTAGTAAACTCGGACGCGTCCAAGGCTTTCACTCCTAGCCTGATTGAGCCGGTCTGCAGCGCCCCGGTGGACGGAATCGCTGCCCTATTTTTTAGCCCTTTCTCTTTCAATAAGAATATCAATGTAATGACGGGCCTTCTGTAAATCCTGAACACCACCTTTAGACTGCCATCGTGAAACATACTTGATAATGGCGTGTTCGCAGATGCCAAGATTATTCTCTAGTGCATACTCTAGTGGCTGAATCTTTAGTGCTTTGTAATGGCTGCCGCCGACTTGCTCGGTGTTCCAGTTCATGTATCCTCCAGGCATAGGGCGCGGTACGCAACGTACTTTGCCCTGTAGTGTTCTGCTTCAGTCATAAGTTATCGACCTGCTGTATCCGCTCACCGATCCAACGCATCACGGGTACAGCCATTGAGTTGCCCAGAGCCTTGTACCTCGGCCCATCGGGACACTTATCTGCTGGCTTGTTGCGGTACGGGATCTGCGTGAAGCCATCGGGGAATCCCTGTAGCCTCTCGCACTCCGTTGGTGTCAGGCGTCTAACGCCATGGCGGTTAGGTGTGGGGCAAATAATTGCCTTACCCTCATCCACCCACTGGTTACAGCCCCACTTCTCGTTGTCCTTGGCGCAGAGCGTTGCCATCAGCTCAGGGTCGCTTCCAGAGCTGATCTCAGCATCGGGGGCAACTTTTTCCCCCTTTTCTCGGCTCGGCGCAGGATTCCCTGACAGGCTTTCGCGCTCAAAAAGAACCGCTGCGGCACGTCTCCAGTCTCCAAGGTATCCGACAACGAACACACGGCGGCGCCGCTGGGCCACTCCGAAGTATTGAGCGTCAAGAACTCGGTAGGCGAACCCATACCCGATTTCAGCCAGCGCCCCGAGGAAGGAGCCAAAGTCCCGTCCTCCGTTCGATGACAAGACGCCGGGGACGTTTTCCCAGACCACCCATTTGGGCCACTTGCGTTGAGCAAGCTTAATGAATTCGAGTGCCAAGTTACCGCGCTCATCATCCATGCCGCCTCTGAGTCCGGCGATGCTGAATGATTGGCAGGGGGTTCCCCCAACCAAAAGTTCGATTGATCCATAATCATCCTCTCTAATGGTAGTGAAGTCCCCGTGGCATGGAACCTCTGGGTAATGGTGCGCCAGCACTTCGCGCGGGAACTGTTCTATTTCAGAGAAAAATGCAGGCTCCCATCCTAATATATGCCACGCCATAGTCGCAGCCTCTATGCCAGAGCATATTGAACCGTACCTCATGCCTATACCCTTCGATGGTTGCGGAATGAGCGTGCCGCTGCCTCGCGCCCTATTCAGCCTAGCGATGTTGCAGTAACCACTGGCTCTCGGTGCGACGAAGGTGGTGCGGCGCTCTCCGATCCCAATGCCCCTTCGATGGCACTGCGGGTGGTAAATGGTTTGCCCTTCGCGTCGGTAAAGTATTTGATGCCCTGCTCGTCCAGCACCCGCATCAGCTTGGGCGTGGTGTATGCCTTGAAGATCTGAAACAGATCACGGTAGTAAAGGTATTCAGGTTGCTCGCTCATTTTCTCTCCTTGAAAAAAGCCCCGACTAGCGGGGCGCTTGATGGACGGTGGCAGATTACCAAGGGACATCGGCTGTTGACGCTGCCGGCGCTGACTGCTCTTGCGGCTTCCAAGTATTTCTCTCGGCGTACAGTTTGCCGCCTCGTGACTCTTTGATTTCCACGTTCAGCCACTCAAGCGTGGGATCTTCCTTGACGCACTTGCTGACCCAATCTTTAAACTCGTCCAGCTTAAAAGACAGCTTTGCCTTAACAAAATCCGGAGCGTTATCGCCTGGATGCTTGATGATAAGGCCGTCTACAAATTGCTTTTCTTCACTCATATCTCATTCCTACTAGGGTTGATTTTCATTACACGGTTTTCGTAGGTGGTAAAGATTCCACCCTTTGATGGTGCTAAATTCAATGCCTCCTTAACTTCGTTTGGTGTGTCTTCGATGATGCCTCTGAGGATGTCCCAGTCCTCATTAGCCACTGCGGTCTTGACCTCACAAATGAAGTCAAAGTTATTCCGCACGGCTTCCATGTAGGATAGGAACTCCTCATAGGTTTCTACCATGACCGCTTCTGCCCAGATGTTGCGGCGTTAGCGTCGTCATCCTTGTCTGCCCCAATGCCCAATGCCATTGACAAGCTGTATCGCTTGGCGTAGGTCACTGCGCTACCAAAGCTTTGCGCTGTTGGCTTGTCTGCTCGGACAATCATCTTGCCAGTGCTAAACATTTCTTCATGCCCAACCAAGACTGTTTCAATGCAAGCCCCAACATCACATTCATGGCTGATCTGTTGAAGTAGGATGCCATGACTGTTTAACATAGACTTTGCGTAATCCCACAACTCTTCAAAAGGAACGTACTTGCTCTTGAAGTGTGGATTAGTAGCCGATGCCTTGGCGTGAGATAATTCCTGCTGAACAGCAAGAAGGGTTTCAAATAATTTACTTTTCATAACTGCCTCCTGTTTGATCTGATCCCAATTTAAAACTATTGATAACAAATGTCAACATTTGAAAACATTAAAAAGGTGAGGTACTTGTTGACAAACTTTAGCGGTTGCGAGACAGTTACAGGTTTCACACACACAAAAAAAGGAGTGGCAAATGTCAGATGACTGGGCGCTGTATTGTCTAGAACAAAACCCAAGCAAGACCGTAAGCACAGTAACCCCTATAAAGCCCCTGAATGGCCCTGTATTAAACGATAGCCAACCTAATGGGGTATCCCACCAAGAAACATTATCGTCGCTCAGAAGGCTAAAGAACGCCTCTATCAACGACCGAATCACAGAGCTAGAAGATCGCCTGTCTAAAGAACGTGACGTTATTCCTGGCATGATTACCACTGGAACAGTGACGCTGGTGTATGCACCTAGTGGCGCAGGTAAAACAGTTTGGATTCTTGGCAACCTGTTCCAGTCCATCCGTAACAACCTGATCAAAGGCTCAGATGTTATCTATTTCAACGAGGATGACGGGGCCAAGGGCGTACTGCAAAAGGCTAAGCTGGGCCATCGTCACGGCATGACAATGGTTACGCTGGCTAATTCTCCAGACCCTTCTCTTCGCACCACGGCAGATGCCCTACGGTTGCTGAATGCAATCCGTCTTGAGGGCGAGGCCGATGGAAAGATCGTCATCTGTGACACCCTGAAAAAGTTTGCCCCAGTACTAAACAAAGGGGATATGCGCGAGGTTCTCCACGTATTCAGGGAGTTTGCTGCGGCTGGCGGCACAGTTATCCTGCTCGGTCACTGCAATAAGCACCGGAGTATGGATGGTCGCTTGGTATATGAGGGAGTCGGCGATCTAAAAGCAGACGTTGACAATATGTTTGGCCTTGATCCGCTAAACGATAAGTTCGCTCTACATCAAGAGCTTTTAGTAATTAATGAGAAAGATCGTAGTCAGATCAGCTTCGAGGGCGGCTTCAAGTACAAGCAGACTGGAGCTTTAGTGGGTTATGAGGAGTCGGTGGATTCGGTACAGTTCATGACAGCCGACGACATTGCAGGGCTGAAAGCCAAGCAGCGGGCGCAAATCAACGTTGGGAGGGCGCTTGCCAAGTACGAAGATGAGTTTATTTTCCTCAGTAGCGTAATGAAAACTGGCAGATCCTTCTCTCAAAGCGATCTGTTTGACCTGCTCAATGACCATGAGATCAACCCCAACTCTTGCACTCGCAAGACTTTGCGTACCTGCATTGATCTTCTCAAGGGTAATCACCTAAAGCTGGAGCGCAGAGGAGAGCATGGGAAAAAGTTTTATTCTTGGCAGGCAGAAATCTAATGCCCAGAATGCCCACAGTGCCGCTTATGCCCAAGGTTTAGGGGGCGGGTTGTACTGGTGGCCCCCTAAAACATGGTCTTGCTGGACGTTCTGGGCAAGCTGGGCAAACTGGACAAACTGAAATAAGGAGTCAAATATGAGTATTGAGCAAGTAGATGACCGGATGTTGGACCTATTCGTCAACCAGAAGTACCACTGGAAGTCTCTCAGGCCGTCTCAGCAGCAAGCTATAGCGGTAGAGCTACTCCGCCATAGGTGCATAGAGAAAAAGCTGTACGCGTTCATTGAGGGCATCATAGAGGACAAGGATAGCTGGCAGCAGTACCGCCAACTCCTGCTTGAAGAGTCTAAGAAACACGGTTAACACTAATTACTAAAAGGAGGGGACAATATGGAGCATCCGTTACTACAGTTTTGCTCAACAGAAAAACAAAGAAAAGTGATTGAACTTTGTGAAGTAGAAGGGCTGTCACAATATCAAGCGGCAAAAGTTTTAAACAGCACGCGCGAAGCAGTCAAGCACCACGCTCAGGCAGTCAGGAGAAAAGCTGCCAAGCAGGGATACAGCCCACAGCACAACTGGTTTAGGCCAGTGCCAGATGGTCACAAGATCAAAGGGGTGTCCACGTTTTACGACGAGGACGGCAACCCTGTCAGGCAATGGGTTAAGTCTCAGACCGACGAGCAGCGCCAGTTTGAAATCCTGGTCGAAAGGATTGAGTCGGCACAATCTCAATGGCCTAGATTCAAGCCTGCTGCAGCACCAAAATCTACGGAAGAAAGCCTGCTTGCACTCCTTACCATTACGGACTTTCACCTCGGGATGTACGCATACGAGGCAGAAACTGGCGACGACTGGGATGTCCACATTGCCAGAGAAGTATTCTTGAACTCCATCCATGACATGATCCAAGCAGCCCCAAAAGCCAAGACCGGGATGCTGTGCCAGCTGGGAGACTTCCTCCACTGGGATGGGATCCTCAGCGTTACCCCGCAGTCAGGCCATATCCTCGATGCCGACACCCGTTACGGCAAGCTGGTTGACCTGTCCATGTCGGTGATGGTTGAGGCTGTGCGGATGATGCTGAGAAAGTTTGACGAGGTGCTTGTTATTTCAGCGGAAGGGAACCATGATATTTCAGGCAGCATCTGGCTTCGTAAGCACATCAAACATCTGTTTGCTGACGAGCCAAGACTGCAAGTAATTGACAATGACTTTCCGTATTATGCCTATCTGCATGGAGAAACTATGTTGGGCTTCCATCATGGTCACAAAGTAAAGTTGGCTAATCTGCACAAGCTATTTGCTAGCGAGCCAAGGTTTAGGGAAATGTGGGGCAAGGCATCGTATACCTACATTCATACCGGTCACTATCATCACGAACGATTGATAGAGGACGGTGGCGCTATTGCCGAAATGCACCCAACGTTGAGTGGTAGGGATGCCTATGCAGCAAGAGGTGGCTGGGTATCACGGCGAGGAGCCAAAGTTATTACATACGACAAGACTGACGGAGAGATAGCAAGAGTTACAGTGAGGCCGAGAGCATGATTCCATTAATTAGAGTTGAGTTGCCAGATGGCGAAGGAGTTTTCTTAACATCAACTATCGGCGGAGCAACCACCAATACAAAAAACAAAAAACAAACGGATGTTTACACCGACACTTTCCCTAATGGGATTACAATAGATATTCCACTAGAAGAGTTTTACGCGCTATGGTTTACTAGCGTGGTCACTGAGCTATCAATCGTAGAAAAGACATTTGAGATGCACTAAGGAGTGGTATGTCACATCGCTGGATAGTCGACACAAAAGAAAAGGCAGACTTTTTTATTGCCTTTATCAAAGACCAGCTGCAAAGCGGGTCAATCATTACATACTCAATCAAGCAGGAAAGCAGAACAGACAGGCAGAATGGTGCAATGCACCTATGGTTTCGTCAGATAGCCGAGCAGCTAAATAACAAGGGAGACTGGGCAAGGCATCCATACAGCGATACGCTGGAGATTCCATTCACAGATGTCTTAGTTAAAGAGATGCTATACAAGCCTATCATCAAGGCTATGTACGATAAAAACTCTACGGCTAAGCTAACAGTGCGTGAATTAAGTGAAGCAGCAGAAGTACTAACACGCTGGCTAGCCCAGAACAGAGGCGTTTATATTCCATTTCCACAAGCAATCAAGGACCAACTTAAATGAGAATTAAAAGAACGGCAGCAGATCACTGGTTTAGCCGATGCGTTCGTTTGCGAGCGGACTTTTTTTGCCAGGGATGCGGAGTAAAGTATGAAGAAAATAGCAAGGCTTTGCACTGTTCCCATTACTTTAGCCGCGCCAAGAAAGGCGTTAGGTATGATGCGCTCAATGCCTTCTCTCATTGCTATGGCTGTCATCAAAAGTTTGGCAGCAACCCTGATTACTTCTATCGACACTATATAGATACCTACGGCGAGTCAGCTTTAGAGTTAGTTAGAGAAAAGGTTGAGGATATAATGCTTGGCAAGCGAATGATTAAAGAAGAAAAACAAATAGCTAACCATTATAAAGCCGAGGCTGCCCGTCTAGAAAATGACAGAGCAGCTGGTATCACAGGCTGGATAGAGTTTGTTAGCTGGGATTAATCCGCTTCAGGCAAACGCTTCTGAGTTAACATCCCGCCAAATTCTTCAAGCGGCGCAATGCCTGTAAGCTCTCCGATGTTGCGAGAAACTCGTCCAACATCTCTAACAATTGGAACTTCTGAAGCAAGACGCGCAGCAGGATACTCTCGATCAATAACGCCAATAGCAGTGCCGGCAATATCAAACGGTCTTGTTACGGCAATCGGCATGAGTCCTTGAGCAAACGTTAACAAAATTCCATTCTGCTTGATCTGACCAAACTGATAGTCATTAAGACCCAAGGTATTGGCAGTTAGCAGGGAAGCCCATGCGTCACCGTAGCCTCTAGCTATGCCTCCTGCAGATACCTCTCCATCGCCAAATATAAACTGCCTGCCCTCGTTAATTACGGCGTATCCGCCTGCACCATAGGCTGCATAGCGACCAAGAAACTCAGCAGCTTTATCTGGTCTGCCTGCTTTAAGATTTCCAACCACCTCGCGCAACGCCAAAGCCTGCTGCTTAACCACAAAGCCGCGCAATGCCCATAGAGGACGCAGGTTAGGATGCCGTGCCCATGCCGCAGGTCTACCTGCCGCACTAATCAACTGCTGTTGACCAAGACCAGCAAACATTAACTCTTCAATCAGGTCTTTGCCCTTGCCAGTGTACTTAGTCCAGTCCATTCCGTGCTGCTTAATCTGGCGGCTTAAAATGTTTAGCTCTGCTTGGTTAAAGTAAAAACCCCAGTTATCCGCAAGCCTTCCAGCATTAGCATCATCCATTGCGCTTTTTAAAACGCCACGCATCACGCCTTTTTTGCCAACCTGATCCATTGCCGCAAAGCCAGATCCTTTCATAAGAAAGTCTGCTGACTTACGCATACGCTCAGCAATATTAACCATCCAGTTTGCGCTGTCACTGGCTTGGTCATTAATTATGTTTACAAACTCGCCAAACGTCTGATTGCCTAAACCCATCTTTTTAAGGTCAGCACTTGGGATTTTTTGAAATGGATTTGCAGCTTGAAGGCCTTCACGCACAGCGCGACCACCATATTTGGCTCCAACCAAAGGTATGTCTGCCAGGTTTAATACGGCAGACAAAGGCCCGGCAAGGGTTAGCGAGTAAGCCAAAGAGTTTGCCGCTTGGATTAAGGGGTGCGGAGTTTTTGCTTGCCCCATAATTGCATCAGTTATTTCTTTGACAGCAAAAGTCGCGCCATCTTCGCTAATACCTTTTTTCATTAACGTAAATTTCAGCGCATCCATAAACTCGTCTGGAGTCAATGCGTCTGTAGCTGCTTTTTGAAGATTACTAGAAAGCAAAACAGGGTCAGTTGCCATTTCTCCAGTTTTTTCAATGACTACGGATGATCTATTTACCGCGCCTTGTCTGCGAGGTCCGGCTTTATAGTCATCAATCCGTACGCCAAACTTGCTTTGTATTTCTGCTAGTCGCTGCATCTTAAAAATGCGGCGCATATCGGAAACAATAGGGTTCTCATACTCTAAAGGGTCGGGGCGTTTAGGATCTGCTTCATCAAGATAGGATCCGCGGGTTCTAGACTCAAACGCAGGATCGTCAAACATTTTTTCAATCTCTGCATCTGTCTTGCCTTCTTGCTTTAGCCTTTCAACAAACCCTCTGTTGCGAGTATGCAAATAAGTAATTCCGCCAAAATCAGCGCCAAATACTTTTTTGTTTAACTCTGCGTTTTTCTTTGCACTGTAAGTTAAGTACTGCTTAAGAGATGCCATGTGTTCTGAGTTAAGCTCTTTTCCAAGCTCTTTCTCTAAACGAATTATCGAATCGTCAAAGCTTTTTCCTAATTTACCAGCTGCAAAATCAAGCATTGCACCCTTAGCTCTAGTGCTTTCGTTAATGATTTTAATGACAGGCACAAGACGCTGCGATAACTCATCCAAATCTTTGCCAATAATTCGGAGAGCGGTTTCATCTGCTCGCTGATACCTGCCGCCTACATCCGCGCTAACCCTTCTAATTAATCTATCAGAAACTCCAGTTAGCTTATCGTCATAAAAGTTCTTAAGAGCGCCAGTAAGTCCTGTCCACAATTCGCCAGCAGTCTGAGCTTCAGATAGCGGCTTCCGAGTGTACTGAGGATTGTCTACCTCTGTGTACACAGCAGCATCTTCTGCTTTTTCTATAGCTCTTAGCGCCCCTTGGTCATCAATGGCCTCGGCAGCATCAGCCATTTCGTCAGCCTGCGTCTTTAATCCGCCAGCGGACGATGGCTTGATTGCTACATCAATCAGTTTTCCTAGCGCCAATCCAGACAAGCCGCCAATTACGCCGCTTGTAACGCGCTCCTCAAAAGTATCGCCACTAGCAGCACCATAAAAAGAACCCTCAATAGCGCCAGCTTTAGCTATGCTCACGCCCTTTTGGGCAAGCTTAGCTCCTAAGCCAATGCCAGTGGGCAATGATCCAAAAAACTCAGCCGCTGTAGACAAGCCAGCTAACTCAGGGTTTTGCTCTTTAAACATCTCCCTGGCTATTTCGTATCTGTCTTTGGCTTCGTTATAAGAGGCATCAGTAGTCGCAGCTTCAAGCGCAGCTTTCAACTCGCCAAGCAAACCAAAGGTAATGCCTTCACCAAACTCAGTAGCAATACCTTTAATTTTTTCGGCTCGTTTAACGGACAAAACAGACAGGGCTTTTTTGCCTTCATCTGAAAACTCTACAGATGAAAAATCAACATCCTGTTTGGGTTGCTTGGTACTGTCTAAAAGACTTAAAGCGGCATCAGAAAATTCAACATCTGAAAAATCAACCATTACTTAGAACCCAGTCCGCTGCGAATAGAACCTTCTACATAGTTTTCAAAAGTAGGCACAATACTTCTTCGGCGCTCTACCTCTCGCCTAGCAGCCCTTATATCCTCTTCCTTTACACCAGAAAGATCAACTGCTCCGTTTTCATCTCTAACAGCCAAGCCTTTACCAACAAGCAAGTCTGCAGTTAAAACATCAACCAATGCAGCTTCGTCTGCAAGATTGGATTTCGTCTGAGTAGCTTCTTTCCATAGCTGTGGAAATTTACGCTTAACAAATGCAATAGTTTCGGCTTGTATTTGCGGCAAGCTAAGCTCTTCTCCTGACGGCCTTTTCAAGCTGTCTGCAAACTCTTGTATCTCTACAGAATCAAGCTCTTCAATCTTGTTATAAATATCGTCAAACAGATTCCAAGGCACATCCATTTCTGCTGCTATAGTCTCTAAAGTTGCTTGAACATTGGCAAGAATTGCTGCGTTGGCTACACGCGCATTTTCTGCGCTAGCTATCCTAATTTTGTCGACTGTTTCTTTTTCCTCAATCTTTGCAAGAATTCCTTTATCTCGCACAATCTTGTCAGGGCCTCCGGGCACAAAGTTATAGTCTTCCAGTTTTTTGCGCTCTGCCGGTGTTAATGGTTCTTTGCTCTTGCGCGTCTTATCTGCTTTCTCTCTAGCCTCCATCAAGGCGTATTGGTCTTTTTCATACTGATCAACAATATCGCCAAATTCCTGCTTTCTTAATCGCGCAGATAATTCTTTGTATTGACTAGAGTCAAACTTTACGGCAGATAAAGCTCGCCTTGCGATAGTTTCTTGCTGGGCAAATAACTCATTTTCTTGTTTTAGAGCTTCATATCTTTTCTGATACCGAATTTCGGCAGCTTGAGCAACGGCTTCGCTGTTTTGCTGCATTACGTTAAGTCGAGATTTTAACGCTTGCAAAGCTTGCTCTTGGCCTGCAGTAAACACTCCAGATAAATCGCCTGAATCTCCAGAAACTTTTAAAGATTCTCTTTCTTTTTCCATTTCCTTAATAGCGTCTTCTGTTTTAATAATAGACTGCGCTGTATTTGAAACAGATTTGCTTTGAGCGGCAGGACGAACAGCATTAATTCCAGCGATAGAATCTAAAAGCATTGTTTGAGTTTCTTTATCGCTTGTTCTGCTATAAATATCCATCAAAGACTGCCGATGAACATTTAAAGCGTTCATATCGCCTTGCTCAGCAGCTGATTGCGCTTGGTTAATTGTTTGCAGCATCAGAGCTTGATCTTGCTTTGTTTGAGCTTCAAGCGCCTGACGTTGCCTTTCAGCCATCATAAGATTCGGAGTCATTCCTAGTCCGCGACCAGCCTCAAACAACCCTTCATAAGCATTTGGAGCGTTAGCTAATGATTGAAGTAACGCATTAAATCTAGCCATTGTTTATTCTCCGCTACTTAAAAAAGTCTGCCCAAAAGACTGCTCAAAAGACTACCAACTCCACCACCCTGTTGTGCAACGGGAGTAAACAATCCACCCAAAATGCTAGAGCCGAGTCCACCCAATAGGTTAGCTTTAGCTTGTTCAGCCAGCAACTGAGCTTCAATACCAGACAGCATTGTTTCACCAAACTGACCAGCACCGTACAGCTGTGCTTGTTGTGCCAACTGCGGATACAACTGAGAAGCCTGTTGTACATTAAGAAGCTGCGATTGAGGCATATAGCTCTGCCCTAAGAACTGACCACCAAGTGCTGCTTGCTGTGCTTGCTCAGCCCGAGCTTGTTGCATGGCGCCAAACATTGCTTCGTTTTTAGCTTGCTCTTGCGCTTTAAACAACGCCATTTGCTCTGGAGTGCCTCCAAACTGTGCTGTTTGCACACCGAGTCGCCCTTGTGCAGCCAGCCGCTCTTCCATTTGTTGTCTCTGCTGCTCTTCTTGAGGAGACATTACACTACGCATTCGCTGATAAATATCTGCTTCTCGCTGCCCAGTGTCTTGAGCAGCTTGACTAAGGAAATTGCTAGCCTGTCCAAACATCATTTGTTGGAAAGCCTTCTCTTCAGGAGACAAAGCCATAGTAACGCCAGTTCCGTCTTCCCCTTGACCCACTCCAAATGTACTTCCTGTAGCAGACGTAAGCGTAAACGGCTGAAACTTTGTCATTCCCATCAGTTTTTCAGCAAGTTCTTGCGCTTGTTTATTTGCCGATGAGCCAATATCACTAAGGTCGCTTAAGCCAAGGCCAGTTAAAAGGCCGCCTCCACCTAATAAACCAAGAATCGACAGCCAGTCACCCATACCGCCCGTGCTTGTGCCGCCTGTAGGTGTGCCGCCAGTTCCCATTTCTTCTTTTACTGCGCCAATACTCGAAAGAAGACCCATCAGAAAGTCCCTCCACTCAAAATATTTACTGCTTTTGTCATATCGTTTTACCTATAAGAGCTAATACATTAATTTCTTGCAGAGACAGAGGAGATCCAAAAATGTCAGCCTCCAATCCGATAGTAATAACAGACCCGCTTCCGGTAGTATTTACCGCCTTTCGTTCAATGTTAATGCCAGTAGAAAATTTAGTCTCAGGCAAGCCGTCTGTTCTTGTTCCAAATTGAGAATTGCTGTCGTTGTAGTAGTAAGTGTCTTGACCTCCAATCTGAAACGATTGCGTTGAATACGCAGTTTCAAAGTCGTAAGCCCATTTAACAAAGGCAACTCCTTGAGTAGCGCCAACAACAGTAGGACGCAGCTTTTTAAGAATCTTTGTTTTAGACGGATCGCCAAAAGTTAACGCAGGGCTGTAGTACCTAAATCTATAAGACCCATTTACAATATCTGTGCCATCCCAATATTTATCATAGTAACCAGAATATTCGCCAACCCCGTCTATATTCCCAATTAATAACGTACCGTCAGATTTTCTTTCGTATGCAGTAAAAGAAGAAGAAGGCCACCTAGTTACCCTGTACCCTCCATTCTCCAGCCTTCCCTTTAAGTCAAAGCAATACGTAGTTTTTGAGCTTGGGAAAGTTATTAGGTAAAACGAGTTTTCCGGGCTATACACAGACGCTGTAGGCGCAGTTCTGCCAGAAACCTCCAGGATTAACTCAGTTTTAATTGTTGCGCTAAGGTCAGTAAGAGGCAGAGACTTTTCTTGTATTGTCCTGCCAAAGCTTTTTAACCCTGTTTCAGACATAAACAAAATATCTGTGCCTATGTGCTGTACCGAGTTTCTGCAAATACAGCCAACACCAGCTACAGTATCAACCAATCCCATTGTTGCTGGACTGCTAGCATTGCCGTACACAAGAATGCTGTGCTTACCAAAAATAATTAAGCTGTTGTTATGGGCCGCTAATGCTCTTATTTCATCAAAGCCGTCAGGCCATGCTTTTGCTACGTTAATAGATCCGCTGGACCCGCCAGTAAAGCTAGTCCCTATAAGCAGATCAGACCAGTAAATTGTTTGGCTTCCTTCTGTACTGTCTACAACCCACAGCCTACCAAAAGCAGCAAGAGCTTCGTGACAATACAAATACGAGGGCGTTGCTGATCCAGTGTAGCTATAAAAAGTTTCTAACCCACCGGATGTGGTATACACCAAAGGTTGATACCCACGCTGAAAAAAGTAACAAGCCTCGTTAAAGTTTACAATTTTCCAGTTATTATCCGTGATTGTATAAGCCGACTCTGTTGCATCTACGGTAACAGTTTGAGCTGCCAAAGTTGTTGTGCCAGTAAATATCTTATTGTTACCTGCACTAAAAACAACATCGCTTCCAGCATCATTGTAAAAGTGATGAATCTTATGAATGTAATCAGTGCCTAACCCTGCTGCTGCTTTGTTTTCAGTTTTAAGGTCAATACCTTTCCGAGCAGCAATACGGCCTCTTTTATCAATGACAGCATTATCCGCAACATCCGCATAAGAAAAATCTTGCGTTATTGGAGAATCTTCTGTGTTAACTCCCTTAAATGCAGGAGCAACTAGATTAATGCTTTGTAGTGGCTGTGCCATACACTAGGCTCCTACGGAGTGTACCAAATAGTTTCTTCAGGGTGCTTCTGTGCGTCCAGAGCAATAGCATCAGACAAGTACTTATCAGCAATACCAAAGTACTCAGGGGCTGATGTTCCGCCTGTCTCGCCACGCTCACGCGCCAGCAAAGCAATTGCCATGTGAATTACAGGCTGGCTCGGAATAAGCAAGACATCTGTGTCGTTGCTTAATTCAGCGTTTCTTAAAATGCAGTTAAACCTTAAGTCGTAAACACCGTCTGGCTTAGGGTAAACATCAACCTGAGTATCGCCGCTAGAATTAACGCCGTTGTATGTATAGTACTCAGGAGAGCCAGATACCGGATTTTGATTTAAATACTTATCGTTAAACCAATGCGAAGTTTGATACTCCATAAAAGTATTTGAAGTGTCGTTAACTACATCCAGTACTTTAATCTTATTTTGTGACCCTGTAAGGACATAATTAAAAATACCAGACGTAGTAGTTACTGTCAGAGTAGTTCTAAGTGCAGACCAATCCCAGGCATCTTCTACTATCTTTTTGGCATCGTTAACAAAGTCACCAGCCATCTTGCTATATGTTGTAGACTGAACACTAGATACTTCATCTTCTCTTAGTCGCCTAAGCACGTTGTTTACTAGATTTAAGTATGTCACTATTTTTGTCCTTTTAGCCTTTTGGTGGATCAGTATATTCACCAAATAAAGGTTTATCTGGTTTTACTTCTTTTCCGTACCCACTTCCATAAAGCAAACTACCCAGCAAGCTTCCTAGTCCACTCTCCAAACCTTTTTTAAATCTACTAGCCGCTAGCTGCTTAAGATCTCTATCTCTTCCTTGGATTTCTAGCTCTCTTTGTGGAGGCAACTCCCCAGCAAATGCTCTGCGCCTAGTTTCAGGATCCCATGTAATGCTAGACATATAGTCGTAACCCGGAATCTCTAGATAGTCAGGTGCTTGTTGATACCAAACGTCACCTGTATTTGGGTTAATTCCAACGTGGTGTCCTTTGTTTACCATGTTGTAGAAGTACTGACCACCTCCGTGTTTTGCATCGTTAAGACCCATTAGAGCTTTTTTGCCGTCTGCCCCATTAACTACTAAATAAGTTCCTGCAGGCGTTTCAATAATATCCCCTAGCTGTTTAGCCTCCCATGTAGTTGGCTCGCTCCAAGTAATATCCTCGCCCCAAGCATCAGTATTTCCAATACCACCTATAGTATTGCCTTGCATACCTGCGTCGTAATCAGGGTTTAACTCGTTTTCTCTCGGAGCAAGACCCGTATACATTAAGTGAATATTAGAACTACTCTCAAAGCCTGCTTCGTA